TGGCCGCGCGTTGTTGGCCTCACATTTGACCGGAGGCGATGGCAGCGAGACGGTTGCCTTGAAGCCTTCGCAGTAAGGTTGAATCGGGTAGGCCGGGCAACTCACCGCTTCGACATCCTCCCGGCAGTCCTTCGCGACGCACTGCTTCCACGAATGCCACGGGATCCAGCACGGGCTTTGATCGACCTTGTATTCGACCATGAAGTTCACCGTCCCCAGCATCTTGTCGAACCAGAGTTCAAGCCCGTCCAGTTGCTTGAGCATGAACGGATCGCCCCAGGTGTAGGCCGGCGTTTCGAGGTACCAACTCACCCGCGATCCGTCGTTGTTGATCTGGCTGTCCCAGCGGTCCTGAGTCGTAAACTCCCAGATGTCGATGCTCCCAGTGACCTGACTCACCACGGTCGCGAAGGCGCGTTGCAACCCGCCATAGTCCGCTTCGAAGAGTTGCAGGACGTGAAGCCCCTCCAGCATTCCCTCCCACGAGGGCGGCAAACGATCGGCCATCGATCCCAACAGGTCGAAGTCCAGCGGGATGATTCCCTGATGAGCGACGCCCTTCGCAGTCTGGAAGGGAACGACGGTCTGCCACATCCGGTTATCGAAGTTGATGCCGGAGGCGAACCGCATCAGAGCGCGATCGTTGAACCGCAAAACCCGCTGCTCCGGCTTGCTGATAGGAATGTTGCCCCAGGAGCCGAAGTTGCGGACAGCGATCGCCAGACTGCGGATGCCGTCCATCGCCTGATAGAACAAGTCGCCGTTCACTGGTACCACGCAGCGATCGCCAACCGAACCGAAGTCCCGTTGCGCGACTCGTTGGAGCGGCTCAGTGAGAGTGCTCCACAAAGCCCGCGTCACTGGTACCGACGTGGCGTAAATGTTCTTCCGGGTAAACGGGTAGAGTTGCCCCTCGCCCAGAGCCGAGTCCAAGTTGGCCGAGTGCTTGAGCGCGCGGATGTTGCCAGCGTTGGTCGGAACGATGAAGGCATCGCCCGCCAGCGAGAGCGGATTCTCCGTCGTCCTCAGAACCGAGTCCCGATAGTTATACGCAACGGTGCCAGACACCTTACTGCCCACGATGTCACCCGCGCAGTACTGGCGGCCGAAGGCATACCACAAGCGGCCCATGTAGTAGTCCATCGGGCCGGCCGGTGGAATCTCGTTGAATGGCGCAGTGACTGCGGCAGCAACAGAAATGAAACCGTTGGAGCGTCGGAGAATGTTGCCATCCCAGAAGAGCGGCTTGGTGATTAGATCGCCGGACTGGATGACGAGGAACTGCTCGGCCTGACACATGAAGCCCAGCGGTTGATCGGCTGGCATCACTTCACCGAAGACCGCGGACAGATCGACGACGGAGTTATCCGTATCCAAGCGCACCTGATAGATGCGCCCGCCGATCATCAGGATCATGTAGGGATCCGCGAAGGCGGGCTCGTACATGTAACCACACTGGAAGATTCCAGTCCACGGGACGTTTCTGACGAGCGGCTTCCAACCTGTGCGCTGATTCACTCCGCCGCCGCGCACCGTCCCGTTGGTGAGCCAAGCCAGTTGATTGCGTTGGAGCCCGGTATCGAAGCCAGGGGATACCATCGTAGGCACTCGGCCGCTGTCGATTCCGCCACTCCAGTCGAGTTGGCCATCGACAAGCCGCGTTGTGCCAGTGCCATTTGCCATTAGTCTGGACGGTGAAACTACCGAAGCACAAAGTCAACTTGCTATGGCCGTTGCCGCGCACCCTCCCAAACAGAAGAAATACGGGCTCCTTTGGGAGCCGCTGATGTCAGCAGCCGCGATCGAAATGGTGATGGTGAGAGCCGGCGGCAACCTGCACGGCAAAGGAAACGGGCTCTTCTTCCACTTCAAAGCACTCGTGAGCGAGCTATGGCCGGAATACATCTGGCATCGATGGAACGATCTGCTTTTGGATTCCTACCTCAAATACCGAATCATCGGCGTGATGGGTCCAGCCTCCAGCGGCAAGACGAACTCCGCGGCCGTCAACGTCTTGGCTGATTACTACGCATGGAACGATTGCACGACTGTCCTCGTGTCATCGACCGAACGCGAGATGCTCGAAATGCGCGTCTGGGGTGAAATCAAAAAGTATCACCGCATGGCTCAGGCCAAGTTTCCGTCTCTTGTCCCGGGTAACTTGATCGAGTCGAAGCAGCGCATCATCACCGACAGCAGATTCGATACAGCCGACGGCCGGGACTTCCGCAATGGCATCTGCGGTGTTCCTTGCAAAAAGGGCGGCTCCTACGTCGGGCTGGGCTCCTTCGCGGGTATCAAAAACAAGCGGCTCCGGATGGTTGCCGACGAGTGCCATCTGATGAATCGGGTTTTCGTCGATGCCATCGCCAACCTCAACAAGAACGCTGATTTCAAGTGCATCGCTCCCGGCAACCCGAAGGACACGACGGATGCTCTCGGTGTAATTTGTGAGCCGGCCGCGCACCTTGGCGGATGGGACGGAGGGATCGACCAAGCCCCTAAAACCAAAACGTGGCCGACTCGCTTCGATCAAGGTGTCTGCGTACAGTTGGTGGGCAGCGACTCACCAAACTTAGATGGTCAACTCGGTATCCCGATTATCGATCAAAAGGCCATCGACGCAGACATCGCCTTTTACGGTAAGGACAGTCTCCAGTTTACGATGATGGACGAAGGCCGCATGCCGCGCGGCCAGGGTCTGAGGCGAGTCATCACCCGGCAGATGTGCCTCAAGTTCGGCGCGATGGAGGATCCCGTATGGAAGAGCGAACAGCGCACCCGGATCGGTTTCCTGGATGCGGCCTATGGCTCAGTGGGCGGGGACCGCTGCGTTTACGGTGAACTGGAGTTCGGGCTCGATCCCAACGCCCGGCAGATTCTCGCCCTGCTCAAGACGATGCTGGTACCGGTGAGTGTCGAAGTGAACGAACTGCCGGAGGATCAAATCGCCATGTTCGTAAAAGAACAGTGTGAGGCGAGCAAGATTCCTCCACAGCAGTTCGGCTTCGACTCCACGGGCCGCGGTACCCTGATGGGCGCCTTCGGCCGCATCTGGAGCCCGCATGTTGTCGGGATTGAGTTCGGCGGCAAACCGTCAGAGCGGCCAGTGACCTGGATCCCCACTTCGACCAAAGTCACCTGCCGGGATTACTATTCGAAGTTCGTCTCGGAACTCTGGTACTCCGTCGCCCTGACGATTCAGAGCCGCCAGTTTCGCGGGATGACGGAAGAGATGATGACGGAGGGCTCTATGCGCGAGTGGGGTATCGTCGGCGCCAACAAGATTGAGGTGGAGCCCAAGGACAAGATGAAGGTGAAGACCGGCCGTTCACCCGACTTGTTTGATGCGCTCGTTACCGGTGTGGAGATGGCGCGCCGCTTCGGGTTCACAATCTCCATGATCGTCGCGAAGGATGCGCTGAAGATCGACGACGGCTGGAAGCAGAAATACAAGGACCGGATGGCCCGCCTGGAAGCGAACCATCGGCTGACGTACTAAATCTTGATGAAATGCTTGGCGATGTCCCAGAGGAAAATAGCCGCTGCGATGGCGCCGGCCGATACCCAGTTTGACTTGGTCAAATTCGTGATGCTCGTCTGCATCTTCTCCAGCGTCGTTTGAGTCCGCTCGTTTTCTCGTGCTCGTGTCGCCTTCTCAGATTCCAAGTCTGAAGCGTTTCGTTCTGCTTGCACTTCGATTCCTTTGAGCCGCTCGGCCATGTGAACCGCCGCCATGATGCGATCAACCATCTTCGTCGCCACGTTATCCACTTCGTTGTCAGTCACAGAGCCTTACGAGGTTGAATGTTTTTCCGACAGATACCGTTCGATCGCTTCGACAGATAGCCGATTTGCTTCCGCCACGGCAATTCTCCTTTTGGGATCGGTGAACTCCCTCCGCATCCGCTCCATTATGGCAGCGGTGGAGTAGTAGGAGGCGGGATGGCCTTGGGACGCATGAACATCATTGGCTCCTTTGGGTATTGAGTCCACGAGAGTCGTACACTGGTTGAGTTTGAACCTGTCCCTATCCGAATTTTCTGTGACCAATCCACCAAGTCTTGGCTCAACTCTATCAGCCCGGGTACCGGCATCACAATTGAAAGCGGAACTGGCTTCAGATTTTGAACCTTGGCCGGCGCCGGAGGTACCACCAGATCCGCCGCGTCGCTGTCTCCGATGATGTTGGTCGCAGTGACTGACACCGTGCGCGATGTGCTCGTGCTCCAGTTCGTCACGGTAAAGGTGAGGTTACTCGTTACTCCCAGCAATACCCGGTTGGTACCGGTACCGTCATAGAATTTGTAGCCCGTGGCGTTTGTGGACGCCTCCCATTGAAAGGTGAGGTTGGTTAGTTGCGCAACGGCGGTAGTTGCGGCGAAGAGAAACAGCAGCAGTAGCTTCATTATGACAGGCGGACGGCAATGATCGAGGCTTGGTTGATCGAGATGGATCCAGCAGAAGGCAGAACGCTGATGTCTGCGAAAATCTGAATCGCGTCGTCAGAATTGACCGTGGTGTAGAGCACTTCCGGGAGTTGGATCACCGCCATCGTCTCACTGAGCGTCGTCATGATGGCCACGAGCCAAGGCGTCGTGGAATTGGAGACGTCGGCCGGCGTGTTGTTGGTCCGACGGAGCTTCACCGTCAGCGTGCGGTTGGCGGCAAACGTCGCAGCGTTCAGGGCAACTCGAACTTGAGCGCGGATGGCGTAGGTACCGGGCTGCGTGATCGTGATGATCGGATCGGTCGTTCCGAAATCAACCGCGGCCGATGTCGCCGTCAGGGTGTAGGCGGTGCCAGCAGCATAAACGGAGAGCGGGTTGAAGTAGCTCACTCCAGCAATCCGAAGCGGAGTCCCGTTCATCAGGTCGAAACCTGCATTGGCAATCCGAACCGCCTCAGTCTGGGTACTGTTGAGAACTGGGGTGATCCTCAAATGCGACGTGCGCGTTGCATCGGCCGGATCTACCCACGCTGATGACAGGCGAACCTGCAACTGGCGATCGACGGTGTCCGAATCCATCCGGAAGTCGAAGGAGGCTCCGCCGCTTATTCCGCCGCCGCCAACGCCGGTATTAACCTCGTGATAAACCTCTGCCACGACGGGAAAGGTGACTCCGCTCGCGTCGCTGATTGTGAACCATGCGAATTCAGTCGTTTTAAGATCGGCGATGGTGACGAAGCCGTCAGGTCCAACCGAGAATCCGCTGATGTTGCACAGAGCCGCGAGACTGGCGGCCGGGATCATGCCGGGCGGGATGCATGTGATGATGCACTTGGCTTGCTCCAACAGGGCGGCGGTATCGCAGGGCATAAAATCAGGTTAGACCGGCAATTTCACAAAGCAGGGCGAGCTTCACCGCGCTCATCATCCCCGGAGGGATGCACCCACGGATGCAACTGGCCTGAGTGACCAACGCCTGGGGATCGCACGTCAGCGCCGTTCCATCGCGGATCGCGCACAAGAGCACAATCTCCACGGCGGGGAACAAGTCGCCCGTCATCACGCACTGGAAGCACTTCGCTTGTTCAAGAAGGGTGTTCGTGTCGCAGGCCATAATTTTGGAGGTTACAGGAATCCGCCGCCAATGGCAGTCCTCATTGCTTGGACGCAGTTGAAGAACAGACTGCTCTCAGCCGTTGTCAGCCCGTGGTGAAACGCGACAAAAGACAAGCGTCTGGCGCATGGCACAGTTGGCCCTCCGAAAACGAAAAACACAAATGCTGGACGTGTCGAAGCAAGCGCACTTCGAGTACCCAAAACAGCGTGCGGCACAGTCGATTTGGCGCGGTAAAGCACTTGGGTATTTACTCCATGCCGGTTCGCCGAGAGGTAGCCAGTCCACGATGGATTGGCCGCCGACAAGGTATCACCGGAAGCAGAAGTCCAGCAGGCAAAGGTAGTATTATTGGAAATGGACGTTCGCAAATTGGTGACGCTGTTGCTCCCTACGTCGTTCGTCGATTCATTGATCGCCGACATGTTGTAGAGGGTGATCCCGCAGTCTGAGTCTGAAGTGAAATCACGAGTCGGAATGATCCCGCTGTTCAGCGTGTTGGAGTTGTTTCCAATCAGCCCGTCGATGGTCAAGGCGGCGGCTAGGAATCCGCTGTTGGTCCACGGATCGAATCCCGGCCCAACAATCAGCGGGGTGATGGCGGCGATGAGGCTGTCAGGAGCGAAGCAGTTGACCGCGATCATCTTGGACGTCAGTCCGGCCGCATCCAGGCAATTGAGGAAATTGCTAAACGCCAGAATCGTGGCATTTGATGGAAGAGCCCCTCCATTGACAACAACCCGCGCAGCCCATCCTGAAGCTACCGGGTTGATGGGGACAACAGGAGTTGTGTTGCCCGAAATCTGGCACAGCAGGTAGAGATTGATGATCGCCCGCTGCTCTTCCGTTAGACAGGTAAAGCAGCGGGCGTCATTGAGCAGAGTATTCGGGTCGCAGGCCATCTCACATCATCGAAGGATCTTCCGCCTCAGTGGGAGCGGAAACTGATTCAGGCGCCGGCTCTTCAGCCTCTTCCTTGTCCTCGCCATAGACGCATCGGATGGAAACCTCGCCTTCATACACTTCGACGATTTCGACCGTCTCGCGATTGCCGGGCTTGGGTTCCTCTTTGAAGAAGTGCTTTGGAACGAGTGCCAGTTGATCCTCGGTGGATTCGCTCTTCTCTTCGCTGTCTGCCGGGAACGCTCCTTCGTCGGGGGCCGCCCCTTCGTCGTACATTTCGTCAGCCATAATAGGTGCCTTTCATTAAGAGGAAGAAGGCTTGCCTGCCGTTGCCAAGCAGGCAAGCCCCTACCCATGTCCATGCCAACCCGAAAAGTTTACGGGCAAGCCGTATTGCACGATCCGTACGCCTGCGTCGGATAGCCAGGGTCAGTCGAGCAGTTGCTGATTTCAGGCACGCAGAACGGTTCGCCGCGGTGGAAGAAGGCGTTGATGAACTCCGTGTAGAGCGGCCGGATCGCCAACTGGAAGTCGGCAATGAACTGGCCCTTGTTGCGCCGCTTGTTCTCTACCACGCAGCCATTTTCGCCCGCGCCCAAGTTGTCCATTACGAACTGCCACTTGCCGCCGAAGTTACGGCTGGAGAAGGGCATCTCGGGATTGACCGGCTGTGCATCCATCACGAGGGCTTCCATGCCCTTCTTGTGCCAGATGAACGTGATGCGGAACTGCGCGCGATCGAAGTCGGGGTTTTCGACAGAGCCCAGACCGGGAGCGCCGCCCGCGCCGGAAGTCACTTCGTTCTTGTAGGGCAGCACGATCTGGTAGCGGTAGCGGTTCACGCCCGCCCCGGCGCCCAGGTCGCGCACGAAGTTGAAACGCAAGTTCATTGGATCCGTGCGAACCATGAAGTTGCCGATCGAGCCGCTGAAGCCATAGCGCCAGTAGGCATTGGCCGAATCCCACTGCGTAAAGCGCCAGTTGCCGGAGACGGAGGGCACCCCGCCGACGCCAGTGGCACCGCCAAGCTTGTCCAGTTCCCAAGCCGTGGAGATGTCAGTCACCAGTTCGATGTAAGGCGCCGTTTCCTTGAACGGATTCTTGCCGCCGTAGCCGCGGCGCATCAGAGGCTCGAATCGGGACTGGAGCATCTGCGGCACAAGCTTGAACACCGACGCGGGGTTCGCCGACGTGTCGAAGAAGATTTCCTCATCGCCGACTGCGGTCCAGACGAAGGTGAACTCGGTCATGGTCCGGTTCGCGATGAACTTCTTGTCAGCGAAGTAGAGAGCCCGCTTGCGGAGGAAGTTCGACATGATGTCTGTCGTCGCCGGCCGGAGAATGTCGCTGATGATCTGGCGGAAGTGCTCTTGCGCCTTCGTGACGTGCATCTCTTGGTCGAAGCACAGAAGAGGCGTCTGCCAGGACTGCTCTTCGAGGTAGTAAGTGATGCGAGTCGCGCCCCAGCCGATGCAGTGTTCCGTCTTGTCGCAAGGCGTACCAACGCAGGAAGCGTAGGCGGTGCGATTCCAAACCTTGGTGGTATTGGGGAAGACGTGGCGGAAGCGATCGAGGGTGTGCTCGACACCAGAGAAGGCATCGAAGGTGCCAGTGGTGACATTCAGCACCCAAGAGTCAGTGGGGCGGATGTCGGAGAGAATCAGTTTGTCGTAAACCGGCTGTTGATCGACGAGATACTGAGCAAATTTTGTGCAAGAGATCGTGGCCATAAGGCTTCAAAAAACAGTGAGTTACCAGCGAACGATGCATGCAGCGTCATGCTGCAAATGCACTTCAACTGGGATGTGTTTTTAGAAGCCGGCGATCTTATCTTCCTGCCACACTTGGCGAGCCGGGCCGGTTGTTGGAGCGGGCGACTAGCCGCTGCTGATAATCTTCAGCAAGACGAAGACGGGCGAACCGTCTGAGCGCGGTTTACGCCCGTCCTCGGTGAGAGTCAAGTAACGTATTTCGTCATGCGGCCCATCGCGGCATCCATCTCATCCCCGCCGCCCTCCAATCCGGCGCTGTTCCTCAGCCCTCCTGGAGTGGGTTCCGATCCTTGGAATTCGGCCAGAGCCTTCTCCATTTCAGCGAGCTTTGCCTTCAGTCCTACGTTCTCGTGCTTGAGCACGGAAAAGCCGATCGCGCGGTTTCTCACGGCGGCATGTTTGCGCAGAATCTGGTCGCGTTCCTCCTGGGTCTTGGCTTGGTTCACACTCGTTCTAAGAGTCTCATCGACCAAGGTCTGTGCCTTCGTGAGCCGCTCGTTGCGCTCTGTCTCGCCTTCGATCGGCCGGAGGTATTCGTACTTCGCAACCGCTTCATCATTGATGGTTTTCCAGACCTTGGCGTTCTCGGCCGATCGTGCCTGTTGCTGAGCCTTCTGCTCTGCGGTGCGCTGCTGTTCCCGCTCGCCGCCCTTGGTCTTGGATTCGTCCAGAGCCTTGTTCTGCTTGTCCGACAATTCTCGAATGACGCGGCGATGTGACATGACGTCGTCAGCCGAGTCGCCAAACCATTCCTTGGCCTTCTGCCGTGCTTCACCCAGCGGCATGTTGGCCAGAGCAATCAAGTCGTGCGCCGAAGCGATGCGGGTCGATCCGTCCTCGGCCATGACGGTGAGTTCTTTGAGGTCTTCGACCGCTCGCGTCCACGCCTCTTCGTAGGGCTTCTGGTACGTCTCTTGGAACTCCTTCGACTTGGCGTAATTGACGTGGCGGATCTCATCCTCCAGTTCCTTGTTCCGTGCTTCGATGGCGGAAAACTTTTCCTGATGTTCCTTTGGCAATTCGCCGGGCCTGTGTGCCGCTTCCAATTCCTGAGCCCGTGCTTCGGCAGCGAGGGCACGAGCCTTGAACTTCTCCATCAGGATCCACGGCGATGGCTTTTTGCCCTTCTCCGGCTTCACTTCACCTTCGGGAGTCTCGGCCGGGTTTTCCTCACCTTCGGGCGGTTTACCTTCTTCCAACTCTTCGGCTGGCTCGGCCGGCTCGGCTGCGGGCTTTGCTCCCTTCGCGGGTTTTGGCGCGGCCTTCGGTGCGCCTGGAGGCTTGGGCTCATCCTCGTCGGGATCCGCGAACTTGGCCAAGTCGGCGTTGGCCTTGTCGAAGGGATTCTCGTATTTGGCCGGCGCGGCAACAGCGGCTGGCTTCCCCACGGTAGATGCAGGGGTGCGAACGGCAGATGTCTTCGGGGCGGCCGGAGCGGCGGGACGCGCGGGCGCGGCGTTTGGTGATGGCGCGGGCTGCGCGGCTGGAGCGGCCGGGGCAGCGGGAGGGGCGGCAATGGCTTCGGGCATAGGTAGTTATTTGATCGTGTGATCGAGGTTGGTTGGTAACGGTTGTGGGACAGCCTTTGTCTGCTCGGCAATGTTAAGCAGTTGGAGGACGAAAGCACGGGCGCCAAGAATCTGCTGATAGTGCGCAGCGGACTGGACTGGATCCGTCGTGGCCGGAGCGGCCAGAACTTGCTCCATCAGGGCGGCATGGATGGCCTTTCGGAAATCGGCCGACAACATCGCCTCGCCAACCCTGTCGGCAAGCAACTTGTCGCCCTGAAAATCCTTCTTCGGCTGGAGTGTCATTCAGCGGTCGCTTTCTCTTTTGGCTCGGCCTCAGCCTTCGCGCGTTGGTTTCGAATCTCGGCCGCGGCCTTGGCATCCTGTTCGGCGATGTCCGCGTTGACGGTCTTGGCCTGAGCCGCCAGATCGAAGTCGTGTTGCTGCTGCTTGCGCTTCTCT